CACAAACTACTACCGCTGTAGTGCAAAATCCGTCCGACGCAGGAGAAACTGTGGCTGTAGCTAATAACTATATGGTTGGTAGCGGAAGAAGTTTTTATGCAAATCGATACATTCAAAAGTATGCTCGTTTAAAGTCAACAATTAATAAGATTATGCCTGTTGGATCTACATGGTCTATTGAAACTCCTACTACCAGTATTGCTTTCCCAGATGTTGAAAATAACTTAGCGCCTTCTGGTTCTTTTGAAAACTCAACCTATGGTTGGTCTGGGGTATCCGCATCTTTGGCTAGAACTATTGCTAGAGGAAGTATCTTTGATGAGACCTTAGTTCAAGGAGCCGCCTACTGTAAAGTTAGAGCAAGTTCTTCTGGAACTTTTGGTGCAATCTCAGATTACATCTCTGTAAATCCGGGTAAGGGATACTACCTGTCTGCCGCAGTTCGACCAGAAAACGAAGATGCCTACGGAGAATATACTCTTAAATTAAAGTGGTACGACTTGGCTTTAAACTTTTTAAGAGAAAAGACCCAAACTATAACTTTGAATAGGGGAGACAGATGGGCCTATATGGACATCGTAGCTCCTGGAGCTAAAACAGTTACTTTGAGTACTGTTGCGGTAGCAACTAACGTAGTAACAATAACTACTGTGGGAAATCACGGATTTTCTGTAGGAGAAGAACTATACGTAGGTATTAATGAGGGTGCTTATAGCGCTATTGTTGGAAACATAACTATTACCGCAGTTACCCCTAACACTTTTTCCTACTCAGAAACCTTTACAAATACCGCTACTACTGAAATAACCGGCCGAGCTACCTTCGCTAATACCAGCGTTGGTTTTGCAAAAATTGAGGTAACTTGCACCCCTTCCGTTTCAGGAACAGGTAGGGTCTTCCATCTTGACAAGGTTTTGTTTAGAAGGTAGGTTTCCCCTATGACCGAACTACTAGTAGCAGCCTGGGCAACAGCCTGTCTATTAACGGCCATAGAAGAACTATTAATATCCTTAGGAAAATGGAGAGGCTTACTTGCCCTCTCTATGAGCACAGTAGCCTGCATAGTGTTAATGCCTATGAGCTGGGATCTAATCTTCTACGTTCTTGCGTCCGCCTTTGTAGGGCTGACATCCTCAGTGGTTATTGAAAACCTTGTAACGGGAACTCCAGAAAGAATTCAACGCGGCTTGCCAAGAAGGGTTCCTCCGCTATAGAGTCTGCTCCGAAAAGGAGGAGACTATGAAGTCACCATATTCAGACCCAAACCTTTCGCTACGTGCTAGAGGTTTATTTGCCTATTATGTTGAAGTAGGCCGTGTTTTATCAGCAGATGAAATGTCTGCATCTGTTCCGGAAGGTCGGGACGCAATTCGAAATGCAATGGCAGAATTAAAACTGCACCGCTATATAAAAGCCGTAAGGCATCAAGATAACTCTGGACAATGGCGTACAACCTTGAAATTCACCGACGACGGATTATCAGGCGTTCTATACATTAACAGAGGTACAATGACTAATACTAATACTAGTGATATATCTACTAGCGACTTAAATATAGATACAGTTACTAACGTAACTGTATCTATAGGGGCTGCGCCCCAAACTGAGAAAGGAATCGAAATGTCATGGTCAATGTTTGAAGACAGCACAGACCCGAAATCTAAGAAGAAGGTTTTGGACACCGAGGATGACTCGGGCGCTATTGGAAAAGTAAATACTTTGAAGGTCGGGGGAGCTCGACGTAAAAAGACTAAGGTTGAGCACACTGCTCGAAATAGAATTAACGTACCTGAGGAAGACTGGACAACTAATGACCTGTGCGCCGAGTTTTACGACTTGTTGATCCTTGTAAACAATAATGCTCCAAATCAGATGAATGCTAAACACCTTGCTACATGGATTAACAAACGAGTTGCAGAAGGCGTAGATAGGTTTTCTATTCTAAAAGGTATACGAATGTTTTTTGCGGATTCAAGAATGTTCTACGACATTGGTATAGGTTTGCCGATCTATCAAAGATTTATGAGTTATTACGGAACTATCCATGGAAAAGTAAGTCGAGTTGACGAACCGATTGGTTTAGACGAAGATACTCTGGCGCATCAGGAAAAGATGCTGAAACTATTGGAGAGCTAATGTACAAACTAGAAGATTTGGCTCCAACCGTCCGTTCTCAGATCAGAGCAGCAAACCTCCCAATGAAAACCGTTGGGTTGGAGTTCTCCGATTTGCAGCCAAACCCATCCTTTGAAAAGGTCCAGTCTTGGATCAAATCTGTCAAGGCGGGAAAGGTTGTTCAAGCGGCCGGAAGCCCTAATTGCGGTAAGGGATTACTCCTCCTAGGTAAACCTGGTCACGGCAAGACTACTATTGCCTCTGTGGCCCTCCAGGAGCTTCTGAGGGGTATGTCAGCCGAGGCTTGGGGGTCTCCAAATTTGACCCTTAGGCGTCCAGCCATGTTTATGGACTATCCAAGGCTTCTTCGAGTTCAGAAGGCTCAGTGGTCTGACTTCGATGACAGCATTGAAACTATGATCAATGGGATCTATGGAGACAGTGCCAAAGAGAATGTCGTTCGAACATTTGTTCTAGACGATTTAGGCAAAGAACACCGAACTGCATCAGGTTGGGCAGAAAATACATTTGACGAATTGTTAAGAGCTCGATTTAATTCGGGATTACCAACTATCGTTACAAGTAATACACCTCTTAGCAGGTGGGAAGAGCAATACGGTGCACCAATGGCTAGCTTTGCCTATGAAGCGTTCATCATACTTGAGGTAAACTCTGGAAAGGATCTAAGAAGATGAGGTTTGCAGTGAAGAATTGGCAGTTATCACAACTGTTTCTTTCGGATACAGGCGTGCACGAAGTCGAGCTAGAAACTAAGTCCTTAAAGCTCCGCTGTAACTGCGTAGGTTTTAAAAACAGAAGCTCTTGCAAGCACGTTCGCTTTGTTCGTGAGCGTATGGACCAAAACGGCGGGGTTTATGCAACTCACGTTTCTACCAAAGCTCCAGCAATCGAGGCTAACCTCGCTATGCATTCCCCAGAGGCATTTAGAAACCTCTTAATCAACTACGGCAAGATCGAAGTAGTTTAGTGAAGAACGGGGATATCTCTAACGAGGTTCCTCTTCGGGTAGTAGTAACTCTAGATTGCATTCTTGACAGGTCACCTACTGTCAAGAAGGTTCTAGGCATACCCGTCTTCGGAGAAGAGTCTCAATACAATCGTCAGTCTCTTTCTTTGTTCTGGCGATTTGCGGAGAAACACGGGTACACGTTAGAGTTAGTAGGGTTCGGATATTCAAAAAAAGAGATGGAAGAAGTTTTTGAAGATTTAAATAATCTTGGAACAAACCCATTTAACTACGTGAATAGGTATAACTCTGTAGCAGATCTGGTCGGTGAACTTCCCTATAGACCAGAACTCAAAGGAGTTGTGGACATCCCATCAAGGGGACTAAGGTACGGCAGTAAGTATTTAGAAATCGGGAGGTTGTAGTGGCAGCAGATAATGAGGTGCGGTTACTCTCCCGTGCAATTCGTACCAGAGACATTTCTGTTTTATTAGAAGCCGGTGTACAAGACGACTGGTTCTTTGTTGAAGAAAATAAAGCAGTGTGGAGATTTATTCGTCAACACTGGACAAAGTATCAAGAAGTTCCTACCGGCGTTACCGTATTAGATAACTTTCCTACATATCGTCTTTTAGCAGTAGAAGACAACGTTGATTATTTACTTGATCAGCTAATCGAATATCGTAAACGTCAAAGCACTATCTCAGTAGTGCAAGATGCTTCAGAAGCAATTGCTTCGGGAGATCACAACGCTGCTATTGCAGTTCTTGGTCAAGGAGTAGCAAAGCTTCTTGATGAGGGCGTTAGAGATTCTAATGATCTTGATCTAACCCATGAAGCAACAAAGCGATTTGATGAATACTTAAATGTTAAGACACGACCTAACGGTTTGTTAGGAATTGCCACAGGATTTAAAACTATTGATCAAGCAACTGCCGGTCTACAGCCAGGTCAGTTAATTACTATTATCGCCCCACCTAAAACAGGTAAGTCAGTTCTTGCTTTGCAAGTCGCAGTAAACGTTCACAACGACGGTTATGTTCCTTTGTTCCAATCTTTTGAGATGAACAACATTGAGCAACAACATCGACACGATGCGATGCGTGCTCACATTGCCCACTCTCGGCTGATTCGCGGGGGCCTAACTAAAGAAGAAGAAACTCGATATAAGAAGACTCTCGAAGACATGGAGAGCATGCACAAGTTTTATCTAACAGATGCAGTATCTGCAATGACTGTTACAGGGTTGTCAGCAAAGATTGACAAGCTCCGTCCAGACATTGCATTTGTTGATGGTGTCTACCTAATGTTAGATGAAATAACTGGGGAGCAGAACAGCCCTCAGGCGCTTACAAACATAACTCGAGGCCTTAAGCAACTTGCTATGGCTAAGAAAATTCCTATCGTAATCTCAACTCAGGTTCTGTTATGGAAGATGAAGAAACGTCAAGTATCAGCAGATGCTATTGGTTACTCTTCTTCTTTCTATCAAGACTCTGACGTTATCTTGGGACTTCAGAAACAAGATGAAGAAGACGATACTTCCCGTGAATTGCGTATTGTGGCGAGCCGTAACTGCGGACCGGCATCCAGTGATCTGCTTTGGGATTGGGAAGAAGGGAAGTTTGAAGAGTATGGCTCTTTATTCGGTATCAGCACCATTTGATGGAACGCAAGCATGCGCTAGCGAACCTGCAGAGTTGTTTTTTCCTGAGAACTATATTGAGGAGTGGCATACCACTGTAAAAAAGGCAAGAGAAGTATGTAATCGCTGTCCGCTAACGACAGCTTGCTTACAGTACGCACTTACCTACGGAAGAGATTTAGACGGTATCTGGGGAGCTACCACACCGGGACAAAGGCAAGAAATGCTTAGAGGTAAATTACCTACTGGTAGAAAACTTGGAGGAAAAAACAATTGAGTCTAGATCTAAGAGATAAAGACGCTCCGATAGAAGTTTGTATTTGCGGCTCTTTACTATGGAAAGTTCAGGCAATGTTTGAAGAGGGAGAGATCTCTCTGTATATGTTAGATATGGAGTGTGCTTTGTGTGGCGCACTTGCTACAGCACCAACACCACTTGATTATAAGGAGCCTCGAAATGGGTAAAAAAGATAGAGACGAAGAGTTACGTGCACATGGCTACATGACTCCGGGTGAGTTTGTAGATGCTTTGATTCCAGGACTTAAGGAATACTTAAAACATAACTGGGGCTGTAAACCTGATGAGCTGTACCACCCAGAAGATTTGTTTTCTAATGCAGAGATCTACATTCAAGTTGCTAGGCACATAGCCGGTGATTTTATAGTTGCACCAAAAAGGGATTAAATGTACCGCGACGGAGATATTGAGAAGGTACTCCTTCGTCTAGGTGTAGATGGAGTCAGACGTAACCGAGAAGTAATTGCTTTGTGTCCAATGCATTTAGAACGCGTTGGACGTGACGATAACAACCCTTCCTGGTCAATCAATGCAGAAACCGGTGTCCACCATTGCTTCTCCTGTGGATACAAAGGCATCGTGTTGGGACTTGTTGCGGATGTATTAGAGCTTAAGACAAAGTTTGATCGTCCGGATTACGAAGCCGCAAAGGCTTGGCTACAACAAGAGATCGAAGTTGACTTTGAAGAGTTAGCTAAACAACTAGAGGATCTACGTAACGCATACGTAGCCCCTCCTAGACCTGTAGAGATGAGTGAAGCTCGTCTTGCTGTATTTGATGAGGTTCCAGATTGGGCTTTGCAAGCTCGTCACCTAACTCAACAAGCAGCTTGGCACCACGGACTTAAGTGGGACACCAAGCACGATAATTGGATTATCCCA